TGGGTTATCTATTGTTCTTTATATATTTAATAAATTTAAAAAATTATATTAACATAAAAACTATATTATGAACTTAAAACAATGGATACTTGACTTATTTAAAGATGAAAGAGGATCTACATCAGTTAAACCTGTAGTAGCTTTTATTGGTACATTATTTCTATGTGTAACTATGACATTAAATAGTTATTCACATAAAGATTTTGAACCTGCTGAATCATTAGTTAATGCTGTTTTAGTTATCACTGCTATTGGCATGGGTGCTGATACAATAGATAAATTTACTAAAAAATCAAACAACACAACTGAAAACAATGGCAACATCTAGAAAACCTACAGTTAAACCTAAAAGTACTATTACAGAAACAGTTGAAACAGCTAAAGATGCTGTAAAACTTCCTGTTAGTTTTAATCAATTTAGAAAATATCCAGTAGCTGCTGTGGCTTTTTTATGTATTATTGGTATAATATATTTATATAAAGATAAACAGAAATCAGAAGTCAAAGGCATTGATAACTGTTTAGAACAAACTATAAAATTAGAGAAAAAAATTGATTTTAAAGATTCTATTATATTAAATTTAATAACCCAACAAGCTATCATCAATGCCACAAATTAAAATAACACTAATTATCAGTATATTAATACTACTAATTACTATTTCTACAATAGGTCAGAAATCAAAATTTAATAAAAATAGAGATTCTCAACATATTAATATGGATAGTTTAATAAAAATAACAATTGAAAAAAATGAAAAAACAATTACAAAAAGAATCAGCACCCTTAAAAATGCTGAAAAAGCTGCTGACAGCCTTTCCAGTGTTGTTACCGTTCTTAAAAAAGAAAATGAACAATTACATGAAAGCATATCTAACATTAGTGTTTCTAATACTGATGACGAATTTGAGTTATTGCCAATATCCGAAAACTAAAATTATTGATGGTGAAAAAATCGTAATGCTTACTAAAGTACAAGCAGACGATATTAATGCAAAATTTGTTAAATTTATCACTATAATAGATTCTCAAAAAAAAGAATTATTAAAACCTGTAATAGTAGATACTTTTGTAGTTATTCAAGAGGATACAGCTGTAGGTATGTGTAAAGCATATTATGAAGGTAGACTAAAAGAATGTTATGATATTAACCGTGGTTTATCTAAATGGTTTGAAGAAACTAATAAAACTGCTATGTTTTTAGATACCTGTAATTACAGAAGATTTAGAAAGAAATACAAAGAATTAAAAAAAATTAGAGAAAATAGATATAATTAATTATGTTATTAAAAAACGGTTCAAAAGGAGAAGAAGTAAAACAACTTCAAACAAAATTAGGCTTAGCTGCTGACGGTATATTTGGTAATGGTACAGAAGCTAAAGTAAAAGAGTGGCAAACTGCTAATGGATTAACTGCTGATGGTATAGTAGGTGATGCTACATGGTCTAAAATGTTTGGAACATCTGCAACTCCTGTAGTCGCTACTGCAATACCTGCTTCTAGTTTTAAATTAGCTAATTTAAAAGGACATCTTCCTGATGCAGTAATTGCACAAATACCTGACACAGCTGCTAAATTTAATATAACTAATCCTTTAAGATTAGCTCATTTCTTAGCACAATGTGGTCATGAATCTATGGGATTTAAAGCTGTATCTGAAAACTTAAACTATTCAGCTGATGGTTTAGTTAAAATATTTGGTAAATACTTTAATTCTGCTACAGCTAGTGCATATGCACGTCAACCTGAAAAAATAGCATCTAAAGTTTATGCTAATAGAATGAGTAATGGTGATGAAGCTTCTAAAGATGGTTGGAAATTCCGTGGAAGAGGTTATATCCAATTGACAGGTAAAGCTAATTATACATTATTTGATGCAACTGTAGAAGATAATATCTTAGCAAATCCAGATTTAGTAGCAACTAAATATCCTTTAGCTTCAGCAGCTTTCTTTTTTGATTCAAATAAACTTTGGTCTATTTGTGATTTAGGTTCATCAGATGATGTTGTTACTAAAGTTACTAAAAGAGTAAATGGAGGTACAATTGGTTTAGCTGACCGCATAAAACATTTTAAAGAATATTATTCATTATTAAAATAATAAAAAATGAAATACCCTATAATAAGAAGTGGAGTTTTTAGATTTTCTGACATAGCTACTAGTGGAGCAGGAGAATTATCAATATTTAAATTTGTTAAAAATTTATTAACTTATTTTAATATTACTGTTGCAGATCCTTGTTGCCCTACTACAACTTCACCAACAAGATACAATGAAGTTACTAATATTTTAGAATATTATAATCAAGTTACTGATACATGGGATAGTGCACAAACTGCTGTATTTACAAGTAATGCGTGGAATTTAATTGGTAATTCAGGAACAAATTCAAACACTAATTTTATTGGTACTACAGATAATGTAGATTTTAGATTTAAAAGAAACAATTTAAATTCAGGTTATTTAGCTGGAGCAAATACTGCATTTGGATTAAATTCAGGTAACTCTACTACTGAAAGTGGCTTAAATCCTACTCAATTTGGTAATGTAAGTATTGGAATATCAGCAGGTAATAATAGTGTTGGTAATGAAAATACATTTTTTGGTAATGGTGCAGGAGCAAGTAATACAGATGACCAAGTAACTTGTATAGGTTTAGGAGCAGGATATAGAAATAGTGGTTTAAATTTAGCAGCTTTAGGTTTTTCAGCAGGAAGTGATAATTCAGGAGTAAATTCAACTGCATTAGGTGCTTCTTCAGGTTGGAATAATTCAGGTGATAATGTTATATCAATTGGGTTAAGATCCAATGAAAATAATACAGGTGATAAAGTTATTGCTTTAGGTGAAAATGCAGGAAAAAATAATACACAATCAAATAGATTTATTATAGGACAAAATTATCTACCAACATTTGCTGATGAAGCAGCTGCAATAGCAGCAGGATTACCTTTACCATCAGTAAATGGTATCTATCTATATATAGATGCAAGTACTAAAAATGTAAGAGCAAGAATTTAAAAATTAATTAAAAGTTTTTCGGTATCTAACAACCGTTTATAATTATGAAACATCCTATTTTAAAATCAGGAAACTTTAGATTGTCAAATTCAGAAAATGCAACAGATTCTGAATTATCATTAATTAAATTTGTAAAACGCATATTTACAAAATTTGGAATAGCTTTTATAGATCCTTGTTGTCCTATAACAGCTATTCAACCTTTACGTTATAATTCTACTACCCTCCAGGTTCAAGGATTTGATGGAACAACTTGGGTAAATCTAGGTACACTAAGATAATAATAGTATCTTAACAATTTAAAAAAGGCATAAAAAAAGGGGAGCTAATTAATTTTAGCTCCCCTTTGCTTTTAAATTTTATTTTTTACAGAATCTAATTTATCTATAAAGTCTTTAAAAACTTTTGCTGTTTCATAATCTTCTACATCAACAGCATCTTGTACAAAGCATCCATAAAACGTTTCATTTATTTCATTACATATTTCTTTTAATCTATTTTCCATTTATAATTGTTTTAATATTTAATAATACTTCTTCTAAAGGTTTATCTTCTTTCATACAATCTTTAATTTCTTTAACTAAAGATTTTAATGCAAAAATTGCATCGTTAATTGTTACTACTTCGATATCTGCATCATCGTAATAACTTAGTTTTTCTAATAATTTAAATGCTTCCATTATCTAATTTTTCTTTTAATTTGTTATATAACTCTTTTATTTTTGGTGTATTTTTCATTTGATTATGGTCGGCATCAGAATGACAACCTAAACAAACGTATACTAAATTTTCTTTATTAAAAACAATATCTATTGGTAAGTATTGTTTATAAAATCTTTTTTGAATAAGATGATGGATGTGCCAAGCATTATAATTAAATAAAGGGGTGTTACATTCATAACAAACCCTTTTTTTATTTTCATCCCAATACTCTTTAAAGAACTCATGCAATTTATCTTTATCAATTATGTCACCCTTTGCTATTTTATCTTTACGTCTTTCAGCATAAACCTTCTGACGTGATTTTAAATAACAATTTTGACACATTTTCTTTGAATAGATTAATCTATCGTTTCCACAATCTGTGCAGGTTCCTTGTTTTCTTTTAAGCATTGTTTAACTTTTGTTTCTAGTTCATCTTTTAATTCAGGATTATCAATCATTAATGTTTTAAATTTGTCCATACCTTGAACTTTTAAATCATTATATGCCAACCACGCACCTCCTTTCTTTACAATATCGAACTTAATAGCCATATTCAGTATACCACCTATTTTATCAATACCTTGACCATATAGTACATCAAATTCTGCTATCTTAAAAGGAGCAGCCATTTTATTTTTAATAACTTTAACTTTAGTTTTATTACCATAAACATCATCGCCATCTTTTAAAATAGATTTACTAACCTCTAATCTAATAGAAGATGCAAACTTCATGCTCTCACCACCTGGAGTAGTTACAGGAGAACCATACATAACACCAATCTTCATACGAATTTGATTAACAAATATCATACAACAATTATTATTTGATGCAGTTGGAACAAGCTTTCTTAAACCTTGACTCATAAGACGAGCTATAACACCCATTTTACTATCACCAATTTCACCATCTAATTCAGCTTTTGGAACCATTGCAGCAATACTATCAAGAATTAGTAAATCAAATATACCTTGACTACCTAAATCATTCATAATATTTAAAGCATCTTCTGCACAATCTGGTTGACTAATAACCAATTCATCTAAGTTAACACCTAAAGCTTTTGCATATTCAGGGTCTAAAGCATGTTCAGAATCTACATATCCACAAATACCGCCTACTTTTTGACATTCAGCAATAGCATGTAAACATAAAGTACTTTTTCCCGATGATTCTGGACCAAATATTTCTATTATCCTACCTTTAGGATACCCTTGTATGCCTAACGCATCATCTAATTCTAAAGAACCTGTAGACATAACTTCTACATCAGAAACTTTATTATCATCTGTTATAATTTGATTACCATATTTTTTGATAAGAGAGGGCATCTCTTTTTTTAATTTCTCTAATCTTGCTTTTTTATCCATATTTTATATTTTTTACATAAACATTCCTTTTCTCCAGTCTATTTGACCAAATACATTAGGCATTTCTTTTTCTAATTCTTCTCCTATTAAAGTAGCAATTTGTTGACACTCTAGTTGAGCATGTTTATCACACCTAACATTTAAAAAAGATAACCAACTTCTTAATGTACCATTGGCACTTAAAGTACTTTGAGTACATTCAGGTAATATCATTCTAGCACATTCTTTTGCAACACCATTTTTAATTAATTTACTATAAACTAAATTAACTTCTTCTAATAAATCTTTAATTAGTTCATCAGCATATATATCTAATTCAGAGCTAAGTCCTGTATAATCTACTAAAGGATTAAAAACTTCTATACTACTTTGTCTATTTACTATATCTTCTCTTCTTAACTCAATAGGTTCAAATATAACTTTATCTGAATATCTTTGAGAGTGTTCTTGAAACTTGATAGAAGCATGTCTTAATATTTGTCTACCAATAGCTCTTGATGTTTCTATTTCAAAAGTAACATTAACCATATCTAGTGGGCTCCAGTGAGCATGAGACATTAAGTACTTAACTAACTTTCCATTATCTTCTTTTATAACACCGTGTCTAGCAATAGCTGATACTATTTCTTCTGATGTTAAACCTTTATATTTACCTACTCCTACTGTTTTAGTTACTAACTTTACTTTCATATTAAAAATGCTCTCCTTTTCGGGTAGGTGAGCAGTAAAACACCTTTGTTAATAATTACTTAATTTTTTTCATTGTTATAAAAATTAAATACTACATCCTTGTGCTCCTGAACAAGCAGCCTGGTCTGACATGTTAGTTAAATCTTCAAACTCTACAACTGTACTTAAATCAATATCTTTTAATTTTTCAAACAAAGTATTATATTCAAGTTCAGAACAATCTTCAAATGGAGCTTGTTTATAAGTATGCCCGCTATATGGTAATACACTTAAACCGTGGTATGAATCTCTATTCCTCCACATCCACTCTCCAACTTCTTTCCATTCATTTTCTTTAATAGAGACAGTAGCACTAACATTGTGATAATTAGGACCACTATTATGACTATTTCTAACCCAATCTATATTATAATCTTTAGTTCTTTCTAATAAAGCTAAAGCACTTTCTGTTCTAATATGACAAGTTTCTGGAGCTTTTTGTGGAACACTGATTACAGCTGTAGTTGTTGGACTAAATATTTCATCTTCTAATAATTCAGGATTATTAATTTGTAAATGCGTATATAAAGCTTCATTTTTATTAATACGTACTCTACGAATATAGAAGTTATTATGATAAGCATGAATACCACTTGAAGTACCAAGTACGATTGAACTAGTACCCGCTGGTTTTACTACACAACATCTTGCTGCTTTATTGATGCCTATTAATTTAGCAACTCTTTTATTTTCTTCTAATACAATAGTAGAAGCTTCTTTTTTATCTAAGATATCTAAAGTACCACTACCAATTCCTGTTATACCTGTACCAATAAGAGCATCTTTTTCAGTAGTTTTTTTCCAAATACTTCTAAGATATACAAAGTCAGTATAACTAGCTTGAAGAGTATTAATAAATGCAGCAGCTTTACTTCTATTGTTAAATTCTTCTTGCGTTTCAATACCTTCGGCATTAATCTCTACAAGATTACAGAAACTAAAAGGTCTAAGACTAGTCTCTACACAAGGATTAGTAAAGTATTCACAATCATTAGTAAAGTATAAACCAGGTTCTCCGCTACCACTATTTTCTATCTTCAACCATAAATTATCAAACTCATTTTTCTTAATACGAGAGTTAACAATAATAGCACTATTATTAGCTCTAGCAAAGTGAGGATTACTTTCCCACCAATTACCACTTTTACAAGCTAACATATCTTCATCGTCCATAGTGAATCCAGCAATCATAGCACTACGTCTAATACCACCACTTAAAACACTATCAGCAATATGACAAAGAATAGAATGACAATCAATAGTAGATAACTTATCTCCGTTATTATATCTTTCTAAAATTTGTTCTATTTCAAACAAACATCTTTTTAAAGGTTCTGGACCAGGAGCTTTACCTCCAGCTGTAACTAAAATTGCTCCCTTTTCTCTAATATCTCTAAAATCAAAACTAGGTTTAGATTTACCTGTAAAATAACTACTCATCAATACTTTAATTGCATCAGCCCAACCAATAATTGAATCAGCTACAAGGTATCTTTTATTCTTAACAGGTTTATTTATTTCAGGTAATTTTTCAACATGATGTTTTTGTACAGAATACCCTACACCACAACCAGAAAGTAATAAAAACATTGTTTCACTAAAAGCTCTATAATCATCAATAGGTAAATAACTACAATTAAATAGTCTTGCATTATTTATTTCAATAGGTAAACCACCAAATTGTAAACTTCTCATTGAAGGTAATACTTTTTTGTTGATTACATAATCATTATAAACTTTGGTTAATTCTTCTGTTAATTCAGGAAACTTCCTCACATGCATTTGTAAATTTCTATCTACAATTTCTTCCCAGGTCTCTCTTCTTTTTTCATTGTGTAAATATTTTGCATACTTCATATACACAATTAAGTCTGATAATATCTTCTTATCTCTATTCAATTTTGTTTTCTATTTAAATGTTAAAAAATGAGGGGATTTTCACCCCTCTAGTTGATTTGGTATTAGTTACTTGATACTGGTTGACCAGCAGCATCTACAATACCTTTTTCAGCAGCTCTAACTGGCTCGCCATCTACATTTACAATCTCATTCAAAGATTGAATATGCTCTTGTGCTGAACTCAATGCAGAATTCATAGCGGCATCTCTATCTTGTCTAACTTTATTTACTAATTCGTAAAAGTTATCAAGATGAGGTTTTTGCTCTTCTTCTGTCATTGGAACATAATCAGGAACTTTACTACCGTCTTCTAAGGTAGTTTCAGATAATTTCTCAAAGCGAACTTTAATTTTATCATCTAATAAATTACGTTGCAATACTGATTGTGTTGCACCAAATACACCTTGTAAAATTTCAGTCATTTGCATGATACCATTATAAATAGTTTCATACTCAATACCTTTGATTATTAAGTCATCATTAGATGACCAATAAGGTTGTTCACGCACTTCTGGCATTTGAGGGTTGGCGTTTTGATTGTTAGGAATTTCTTGTCCCGCTGTGTTTGTCTGATTCTCGTTCATTTTTTATTTTGTTTTTTAAAGTTTATTAATTTTTATTTATTTTATTTTGTTCAATTTTACATTTTTTACAAATTTTTGTTTCCGTAATTACAAATATACAAAGAGTTTTTGGATTTACAAGTTAATGATTTGTAAAGAAGACATACCATTATTTAAACAACTTCTTATTATATTATTATAATTATTTACCCCATTATCTTGAGATACATAGCCTATTAATATACATGGAAATATCCAATAGTTATTTTCTTTTTTACCAACTCTATAAGATAGTACCTTATCTAAAGTATTTTTTGATATACCTTTTAGTTCTTTTAAATTTATTTGTTTAATTATCATGCTCCTGTTGACCCAAAGCCTCCTTCACCACGATTAGTTTCTGTTAGTTCATCTACTTGTTCAAACTCAATAGAAGGATATGGTAATACTATAATTTGACCAACTCTATCTCCAACTTCATACATATTAACAATAAAGTCTTCATTTACATCAACAGCTTCTATCCCTTCATCAGGGTCTTCGCTATGTGCCAATGAATCAATAGGTTTATATTTAAACATAACACTTCCTCTAAATCCAGAGTCAAGCACCCCAACTGAATTTGTTAATACTAAATCTTTCTTAGCATTTGAACTTCTTGGAAAGAGTAATCCAACATACCCTTCTGGTATAGCAAATGCTAATCCTGTATCGTACACAACGTTACCGTCTGAGTCAAATGTCTTACTGATTGCTGTTAAATCCATTCCAGCATCTCCTTCTTTTGAATAAGATGGAATTATACTATCTTTATGTAATTTCTTAATTTTTATTACCATTCTTTAATCTTTTTAATAATGATTGTTTATCTAAATAAATATTGTTTTCTGTTAGCTTTTTTCTAATACAATAAAAACTGCACTTTGGATACAGTCTTAGTATTTGAATTAACTTATTTACTATATAATCCATAATGTTTAATTAATATTATTTAATATTTTTGCTCCTTTTTTTAAGTTATCAATAGCCCACAAGGGTTGAAGATTTGTATAGTGACAAAGTTTTATAAGTTCTTCTTCTGTTTTTGCAGAGCTTAGTGGAACTATGTGGTCGATATGCCATCCATACATTCCATAATTTTCCCAACTCATATCTTCTATAAACTGTTCTTCTATATGTATTTTAATTTCATCAAAAGAACATCCAAGTATATATTTAACACTTGAATTTTCATAACTATTTGAATTTTTAAAGATTGAAGAAATTCTACTACGAATATAACATGTTAATCTAAATAAAGGATTTATTTGTTTTTTCTTTTTAATTTTTTCATTTAAATCTTTTTTATTTTTAATTCTATATTCTTTCGTTTTCTTTGCAATATCTTCTTTATTATTTTTATTATATTCTTTTGCTAGTGCTTTAATTGTATCACTATTCTTTTGGTAATATTCTTTAGATTTAGCAGTTATTACTTCTTTATTCTTGCTATAATATTCTTTCATATATTTTCTTTTGTCATCAGAATAAGGAATTTTTTCTTTATTTTTTGCTTTTTCAGAAAGAATTTTTTTATTTTTATTATAGTATTTTTTAAAAGATTCCTTAGAACACTTTTTACAAGTATAACAAAAACCATCTTTAAATGTTTTACATTTACTAAAATCCTCAAAAGGTTTTTCTATTAAACATTTATTACAAACCTTACACATGTTTTAAATCTTTTATAAGTACCATACGAATATATGCAGATACACTTAATCCAAATAATTTAGCTTTTTGTTTGACTTTTTCTTTTAATTCTTTGTCAACTCTAATAAGAATATCTTTTTCTTTTATCATTGTAATATAATTTATAATGCAAATATACTACAATATTTTAACTTTACCAAATATATAATAATTTTTTATTATACATTATTTAATAGCTGATAACGAATGAACATACAATTAAGTGCGATAGCATCTAAATGGTCTAGCTTATCTTCATCGTGATAGTTACCTTTCATTACTTGTAGAACGTGTCTAAATAAGGCTTGTTTTAACTGCTCTGTATCCATTGGCTTCTTCCAGTTATCCTTTCCGTATTTAGTCTTATTTTTAGTCATTCTTTTAGCCATGCTCTCAATAAATCCCCAATCTAATTCAAACTCTTGTTTATCATTTGATTCTTTGTGCCCATCTGATTTAGTAGGAATTGATTCTTGAGAAATAACCGCACTTCTTCTATTGGCTATAGGATTTGAATATATATCATTTGCTCCTAAACCATTATGAACTTGTTCAAAATACCCAGTCGTAATATTTGTTGGATATTTATCTATTAAATATTTCATATCAGATACTACTTTAAAATTATCAAAATCTTTACTTAATTGTTTTTCAATAATTTTTTGTTGCTCTTTTTTATCTTTACTTCTAAAATAGTCTAAAGCATCTTGAAACTGCTTATTAATATCTATTAAATCATTATTTGTTTTCTGTTCCATCTTTTAATTTAAAGGCTTTAACGCTAACCCATTCGTTTAAAATTTTATTATTATATTTAAGAAATTCTCCCGCAATCATATATGCTTCTTTTACTAACATCTCTTGTTTTGTTGTATGATAAGATAGTATTTTAAAATCAAAACTTGCAATTGTTTTTTCTTCTACTAAATCACGAACTACTTTAGAACTAGATGTGTATTCTTTCCAATTAGATTCCTTTACTTTAGTTTCTCTTTTTGGTTTGCGTCCTTTTCCTATATATAATTCATTTGCTCTTTTCTTACTTATAATAGGCTTGGTAATAGAGTAAAAAGATTTACAACCATAATAAAAATTACTTGTTGTTTTATCTGTAATACAATATACAAACCCATAAGCATTTTCTGGTGGTGAGTTAACCACTTTGTTTTTAAATTTCCAATTTATCATATTTTTATTTATTTATAAGTTTCGTTGTAGTATTGTTCAGGTTTAAAATAAATATCACTTTGATTGCCATATTTGTAAGCATCTATTATCTGCTCTTTCTCCATTTCTTTGGCTTTATCTAATATTACTTGCCATGTTAATTTATCCTTTGGTGTATCGTTTAATTGTTGATATAACCATTCAACTGCTGTTTGTTGCTTTTCCATATTAATAATCACATTCATTTGTAACTTCAGCATCATATCCCAAATGCTTTAATACTTGTTCTAGTATTGTAGCAGTATCCTGATTATGACAATCAAGTTCTACTCCATTTACTGTTGTTTTTGTTCCAAAATCAGTACAACAACCATCACCACATTCATAACTATATTCTGTTAGTACTATGTTTAATTTATCCATTTTTATTTATTTTTAAATATAGGAAAGGCTTTACTCCTTGCAAGAGATGAATTCTCAAGCAGAAATATTTCCTGGTGTCCTAAACCATTCAAAGCACATTCAACGACCCTACCTCCTTGACCAACTCTCCTCAAACTCATTTAGTTGGATTTACTTTTTATAGCAGTGTTGAGTTTTATCAAACTTGCAAGTCATGGTTGTCAGCCTTAAGACAGAGCCACATTTACAACACTGGTTGAATACACTAATTTTATTCGACTTATACGAATTTCTTTTTTATATTTGTTTAGAAGAAGTAAAACTAAAGGGCATAAAAAATCCCCGTTACAACACTCTCAAAAGAGAGGGGGAGGAATGTAACGAGGACTAATCAATATTTTTACGTTAACTCCTCCCAGAGCAACTTACAAATACAAAGGTACGATAACTTTTTGGATTTACCAAATATATAATAACTTTTAATTATTTTTTAACAATTAATTATATTCTAAATCTAATATCTTACCTACTAAATCACTTCTATGATTAGCTTTAAGCTTTATCCATTTAATTTCATCAATCTTTTTAGATAATTCTATAGCAAAAGATAATCCATTAAAATCATCTCTAATATCCTTCTGTTCATTATCACCATTAATAATTATCTTACCTGTCTTACCTAATCTTGTTAAGATAGCTAACATTTCTGCTTTGGTTGTATTCTGTGCTTCCTCTACAATTAATACATCTTCTACTGTCTTACCCCTAATAAATTGAATAGGTAAAGCTTTTATCTTTTCTGCTTCAATTAAAGTACCTATTTCTCTTTTATCTGTGCAACATTTATTTAAGTTCTCAATAAATGCTTCCATATAAGGGTCAAATTTTTCTGAAAGATGTCCAGGTAATAGTCCTATAGATTTACCTACTTCTATTGCAGCCCTTGTATTCCATAAACAATCTATTTGCTTTTTCTTTAAGAAGTCTAATCCTGCTTTAGCACATACTAAACTTTTACCAGAACCAGCTCTTCCTGTAATAATTACAATTTGATTGCTTACTATTAAACCCATAGCTTCTTTTTGCTCATCATTTAATTGAACAGCATTTATAGCTTTTATCTCCCCTTGTCTTTTTCTTGGTGCTTCTTTCATTAATATAATTTTATTTCGTTTTCATTAACTATTCCATAAAAACATTCTCTTACAAATTCAGAAGTTATTTCTTTATCTGCTGAATCCCATTGTTTAAATGTTCTATCTAAATCTAATAATGCTTGGTGCATCTTAGGTGCTTGTAAAAATACATCAAGTGTTTCTTGTGTATCCTGCTCGTTGAAATTGAATGTTATTGTCATATAAAATGTTTATTGTATTTCTCAAATGAGAATGTTAAATCTTGAGTTTCGTTATCATAAAGTTCTCCTATAATATCACAAGTAAATATACTACGGCTATTCTGACATAATGCTACAGTTAATATATCATTCTTATTGATATTAAACATTTTGTTCATTGTATCAACCATCCATGTATAATTTCTACCACTGATTACACCAGCTTCAACTAATATAAAATTCTTATATGGGTTTACATAAGTTTTAAATGTTTCTTCAAACTTTAATTGAAATGGATTAGGTAATTGGTCAGGATAAGGAACTTCAACATTAAACATATCTAATATCTCACCATCCCTACTAAATTCATGTATTAGTAACATTGAAATAATGCTTGAGTAATCAGGACTAACATTGATTAATAATGTATCATCTGGATTGATATCAAACTTTTTATTATTTTTTAATTGGTCTACTAATTTCTGATATAAAACCATCTCTTTATGTCTATCGACAAAGTATAATTCTCTCTTATCTGTACTCATTTATAAAATTTATATTGTTATTTAATTCTATTATCTTCTTATCAATTGCATCAATATTAGTTATGACAACTTCATCCTCATGTAAACTGTTTTCTAAATTCTCTTTAGTTTTTTTTAATCTAAAGACCTCTTCTTTTAATACACTTATTGTGTATGCTGTATTAGCTGTGTACTCAGGTGGGTCATAAGGTTTTGCTTTATATTCATTCTTCATATTTATTTATTATTTTTTTAGTTTCTTCTTCTTGTTCTCCATGCCAAACATAATCAGTAATTATTTTTAATTCTTCTTCTGTTGCAAATTCTCCAATAACATTTAAAGTTTCTATACTACAACTTAAAGCTTTTGTATATATTTTATCAAATAAGTTTACCATAATGTTAAATCTTTATCTTGTATTACTGAATTTATTAAATCATTTGCTTGAGAGATGTACCAATTCCTATCTATATTTTCTAATTCTTTTTCTACATCTTCTATTTTATTTAGTATAGTAACTTTTGTTTTTGCTAATATACCAATTCTTCTACCATCATCATCTTCTTTAAATATGTAGTCACCATTCTTAGATACAATTAATCTATTTATCTTTTGTAGTTCTTCTATATCAAGAATGCCTTCTTTTATTTTATATAATACAGTTCTAAAAGGCTTCCTTGTTTTAAAACAATGGCAGAAATCATATATATCTTTGCTCTCATTTATATACTTTTCACAAGAGTCACCCTTTAAAAAGTAATTAGCAACAGCTTTTCTTATTATTAAAGCAGAAGAATTCTTATGATAATCAACATCAAACTCAAAAGCTCCTTTGTATTTAGCATTATCATCATCTATAACTGCGATATAGTTATTACAATCTCTTATAATAACTTTCTTATAAGAAGCTTTCTCCATTTCTAATTGTGTTACTTTCTCAAACTGCTTTATTATTTTTGTTAATCTTTCTTTATCTTTCTTTTTATATCTAACTAATACACCATCTGTATTAAGCTGAAGTATTTGTAAATCTTTTATATACTCTACAAACATCTCTGTTAACATTAAGATAGACATTTGCCCTGTTAATGTAATAGCATAAACAAATGCTGGGTCATATAGATAACTATTAAGCTCTTTACCTAAACCATACGCAGAATTTAAACAAATTTTTATTACATAGTTCATAGGGTTTTTCTTATCATATGTCTTTCTACGTTCATATAAATCTGAATATACATTAAGGAAAGATGTACCCAAATGGTCTGGTTTAATACCATTTTTAATAGATAAGTTAGGATACATAGATTTAACATCGTAATCTTCTATTATATACTCATCATCTTCTTTATAAATACCAGACTTAATTGAAGCATGAATACCCCCCAATCCTAAATCTATCTTTATATTATTATAATTAAAAGAATAATCAAAAGAATCAGAACTATTAGGAGAAGCATCTATAACAACTTTATTAAAATCTTCTAATACTTTTTTAAAAGTAGGCGTATAAAATGAAACATAAGGTTGTATTAAATCTTTAAACCTAAGCTTTCCTCTTATAGTTCTCATTTCACGAAGTTCTTTAGGTTCTATACCCATCTCTTTACATAAGAAGATTGAGAATATCTCTTTAGCCATTCTAGGTTCAGAGGCATTCATTAGATTCTTATCAAACTCTATGCTTAAAGATTCTCTTAACTCTGTTTCAAATTTAATTCTATTAAAGAACTCTTCTGTACTATCTACATCATTCCAACAATAACGTAACACCTCATCTATTTGCTCCTTCTCTAAAGGTACATCATGAGAATAAGGCATATCCTCTAAATTAGGATACCTCATTGCAAATTGTAACCATTTAAGCGAGCAACCCCTCTTAGCCTTACCGTCATAGTGTTTTTGTTTAAACAAATCAATAGCCTTATGTTTTAGTTTAAGCTCAGGTATTAATACTTTAAACCTCTCTTCTTCAGGTGTAGATATAACCTCTTGGGCTGTATTATAAATACCATCAATTAAAGAACCCATATCACCAAATGATTTAACATTCTGTATATAGTACTCTATAACCTGATGGTCAAATCCTATACTATTAAATCCTAATAAGGTATAGCCATTCTTCTTTAGAGTATCTAAAAACTTTAATAGTTCTTTTGGTTGACTCGCATAACTCTCATGTTCATAAAATATAAACTCTTTTCTTTTTCCTGTCTTATAGTCTTTAAAGCAAGCAATAAAACAATTACATAAGGTTTCAATATCCCATGTAACTATTTTATCCCAATCTAATAAAGTTTTTGCCATTTTAATAATTTTTTTAATTGTAATAACCCAAATTCTTTTACATAATCTGAATAGTCTTTCACATTGTGTTCTTTATAGATTTCTTGTGGAATAGTGAATGACTTAAAACCATAACGTTGTTCATAATAAGAAGAGGCTTTAATTCCTGGAGCATCAGCATCAAAATTAATAAGTATATCATCGTAATCTTGTTTTAGTTTTTCAATGTTTTCTTCTGTGAATGAAGCTGCACTTTCATTTTGTAATCCAATAACGTCAGTAAAGAATTTATTTAATATTATTTTATCTTTTAAAGACTTTGTAACTATCAACCTCTTATCTTTTTTAGGTAAAGAGTCTATTCCAAAAGGTATTGTCAGCGGGATATTATTAATCCATTTATAAGTGGCGTGGTTTGGAGAGTAAAGCTTGAAGTAAACTTTACCCCCATTCATGACTCTAAAAGCAAACCGTACATCCTTATCGGAATACCTGAATAACTTACCTTTCATGAACACGCCATTAATAGAAAACACATCGTTTTTTGTCAATTCATACCGACTTATATTATACCTATTGAAAAAGGTAAAATCATTGTCTGTGAATGGACGAGGAATGATACTTATGTCAACCTCTTCTTTAATTAGAACCTCCCTTACAAATTGTTTTTTCTGTAAGAGAGGTTTACCATCTTTACTTATAAGTTCTAAATCTTCCTTTATCTTTGTAATAGCTAAAGGATAGCTAATATCATATAACTTCATTACAAAGTTAACAGCATCGAGTTTTTCTCCTGTTGTTAAATCATTGTAAATAATTCGTCCTGTACTTCCAATAAAGAAACCTGTTGAAGGTTTAGAGTCTTTTCTGAATACTGAAGGGTATGCTTTACCCAATTCAAATTCACCAAAGTAATATCGGAAGATTTCGGAGTCGTTGATTTCATTATATATATTTTTTATTAGCATTCTTTTTAATCCTCTTTGTTTTCAATACAACATTTTATAAACTTTTCATGTTCTTCTAAACTATCCAATAAAATATTATTATCATATCGTCTATACATAAAACATTCAGTATCATAAATTATAAATCTATGAGCTTTCATATGTTCTTTTTTAGTAAGCCATATTACATTTTTAGCATGTTCTATATTATAACTCCAATGATGTCTTTCAGCACCGTCAAAAGGTTTTTTTAAGTGACCTGAAAAACACTTACATTTTAATTTTTCAGGATATTTATTATTATATTTTTTAATACTTTCTTTATGTGTAATAGATTCTTTTTCTATATCTTTGTATAATCTATAATATTTATCCCTTCCGCGTTTTCTTTCTTTCTCAACAAAATTTTCATTTTGTCTTAAAACATCATATCTATTTTTAACATCTAATTTATTGCAAACTTTACATTTATTAACATGTCCGTCTGGCATTTGTTTATGTTTATAAAACTCTGATAAAGGTTTTTCAATATTGCATTTAAAACATTTTTTCATTATTTAAAATTTAGAAAGGGAGCGAACTGTCACTGTCATCATCAAAACTTGTAACTGTTTCAGCAGTTCGTGCTGAAACTTCTTTTGGTTTAGGGTTTACTGTCTCTACTGCAGTTTGGTTTAACGAAGGACGTAATTCATTTTTAATTACATCTTTAAAGAAATCAATCATATCAGTTTTATCCCAAATCATTTTACCATTAATCTTAACTTGTTTCATTGGAGGTAATCCATTTGGATTATCTTTAGTATAAAACTGTTTCATGAAAGTACCATCTTGTTGAATTAAAATAGTTTGACGCTCTCTTTCTTCTCCACTTGCATTTACAATTTTTTCAGATGTTGGTTTAAGAGCTAATGGTTCTTTCAAGTTTACGTTCTTAAGAAACCCTAAGAATGTTGATGTAGTACTTCCTTCAAAAGGCATGCTAAATCTATACTTTTCGCCATCACTTTCTATTGTACAATTTAATTTTAATGTTTCAGCACCATTAAATGTTTCTACATTATACCCAATGTCTACAATTGTACCTTGCAATTCATCATAAGGTGTTGTTAATTCTTTGTCAGATGCAAGGTAGAATTTACCACCTTTTACTTTTACCCAAGTCACTGCTTGCTTTGTTACTGCTAATCCCATTAGTTTAAAAAATTGTTTAGTTTATTAATAAAGTCTTCGTTTTGTAATTTAAGATTTAAAATATTTACTCTTCTTCCATGAAGAGTAGTAAGTTGTTTATCTACTTCATTTTCTTCAACATCTAATTTATTATTGATGTCTCGATAGTCTTGTAAGGCTTTTCTAAAGCTATCCAAAACCCTTTCACTTTTTTCAGTGAGTCTTTTAATTGTGTTTTGTTGTAACATATTCTATTATTTGTTTTATTTCTTTTTGAAAATTAGGTACTTTTAATTTAATTACTTCTTTAACATTATCATCCCAATCAAATATAATATGTTCTATAATCATAGAACCCATTTCAAACTCAGGATTATTTTGTAAACATATATACATATAAAAATTAAGCTGTAAACAATAGTCAAACCAATTACAATCTTTTATATGTTCAAGAGGATTTAAATATCTCTTATCATTAAACGAATCATATTTTATTTCCTCATTACTTTTATAATCTATTATATTTATTACACTATTTTTAACTTGTATAAAGTCTGCAAAGCCAAAAGCATTTGATTCATCATCCCATATTAACTTCTCAATATACGCTGTGTTGTCCTTAAGTTTACAATCTTCCCATTTTAAGAAGTCAGGATTTTCTATAATTACATCGGGACGATTCATCTTTTTGTACTTATCTTCCATCATTGTATGGTACTTAATACCACGAGCCTTAGATTTATCTGCTTTTGCATCCCATTCAGCTCTTAATACTTTAGGGTCAACACCTCTTTTCTTAGCTGTCTTTTCACATAAGGCATCCCAATCTTCTTCAACTTTAAGTTTCTTTATATAATTATTTACACCAACCATTCTCTCTCCAGAATCATTGGTAAATATATAATATTTAGGATTTTTTATTACCATTATTTTGTATGGGTTAATTTATATGTTAGATGATTTGGTTTATCATCACCTCTCTCTTCTATATGTAAAGCATGAGCGTGAGTAAATAACTTCCAATAGTAATCAATAGGCTCTTTAGGCTCAACTAATTGCCACCCTTTACCTTGTATAGCATCTCCTTTACCATCCGTTCTAGTTAAAGCATTTAACCATAACACAGCAATACCTTCTATCTTTAAGTCAGGATGAAACTCTTCAATAAGTTTTACATAAGCAGACATTTGAACAAAGTAATGTTTATGAATAGAATTAGATGTTTTAATATCAATAAGATATGTCTTACCATTTATAACCATAACTCTATCAAGAGTACCTGCAAATCCTAATTTATCAGATATGAAGTTGACCTCATTTAAAAGTATCTCAGGTTTTACTCTAGTAGCAAACTCAACATATCTTTCAAAACATTTCCACTCTTTAATACCAATACTAATTGTACCATCTGTATTAAATAAACTTACTGTCTCTCCATTATCGTATGCCTCTGTATAGTTATGTACGATACTACCAACACGTCCTGCCTCATCTCTGATATCATCAGCATTGTCACCGTTCTCCTTTAACCACTTGAAAAAAGATGCAGGTTTAGGGTATGCATCTAAGATTGTAGTTACACTGGGTAGAAATGCTCCAGTAGCAGGAGAACGGTATACTCGGGTATCAAGAAAGGTGATTTGGTTGTTTGTTGTATCAACCTCGTACTGGTTTGTTATTAATTTATTTTTTATATTCATATTGCAAAGGTATGTTGTTTTTTATTAATTATCAAATTTATTTTGTTTTATTTTTGTTAT